ACAGAAAAAGAAAGTCTTGGACAGGGAATAACCTGCTATCGTGGAGTAATAAAAAAAGAATTTGATGTAATTAATAGACTTGAAAGCACTTTGGGTTCTGTTGCTGGGTATGGAGAGTTATCATCAGAAGGAAAAGCATACCATTGGATGCCAGCATACGTAGGTTATCAACAATTAATGCCTGACTATAGAGATTGTGTAGATTTTAAATTTAAAAAAACTGATATAGAACAAGATAAAAGTGAAGATTCACTAAAACTACAGGAACTCTGGCAAGACGTTTACGATGCTCAGGCAGCAGCCGTTGAAGACTATAGACGAGACTACAATATTATGAAATTAAAATATTGGGAGGCTTTTAATTTTATTAAGTATGGTCCAAAACAACATTTTAAAGAGCATCATGATCATGGGTATTCTTATAATTGCACAGTTTCTTTAGTTGCATATGTTAATGATGACTACGATGGCGGAGAGTTGTATTTTAGATTGCAGAATTTAAATATTAAACCAAAGGCTGGAGATCTTTATATATTCCCCTCTAATTTTATGTATCCACATCAGGCAATGCCCGTTCACTCTGGAACAAAATATTCTATTGTAACAATGTTAGACTACAGTAAAAAATATCACACACCAGACATGTATGATCCAAAATGGGACAATGAGTAGTGTTAAATATATCAGTTGAAAAAATGCCTGGGTGTAATTTTGTTATTACTCCAATGTCAATTAAAAGAGATTGGATGGATAATACATCAGAAAAACATGCATACAGGTGTTTCCCAGTAACTCAGGCCAATGTTGTTGGCTGGAGCCTTTCTTGTTTGGAAGATATTGATTTTATTTGGGATGGGATTAATGATCAAACTAGCGAACATGTTGAAATATTTAGTCCTTCGGGGGCTTATGGCGGAAGAGGACAATCATCAATAAGTTTCAATACTAGTTTAATTTTTAAAACAGATAACGATATAAGTATTTTAACAATAAATCCAGTTAATTATTTTAATGAATATTTTGAAACAATGTCAAATATAATTAGTACTTCTTTTTATGATAATCCATTGCCCTTAGCAATTAAAGTAAAAAAGGCAAATGAAAGAGTAATTATAAAAGCAGGAACTCCATTAGCAACTATAATTCCAATATCTTTAACAAATTTAAATAATACTACAATTGAAATGTTAGAATGGAAAGACGAAGAAAGATTAAGAACAAATGCAAATATTTCATATGGCGAGGCAGCACAAAAAATAAATTCTACTGGAGGTTGGACTGATTGGTATAGGGATGCTATAAATGAAAAGGGAGAGTCTTTAGGTAATCATGAGGTTAAAGTTTTAAAACTTTATGTAAAAGATAAATTACCAAACACAACATTATGAGTCAATTAAATACATCAAATACGTATATTCTTAATGAATATCTTAACAAAATTAAAAATGAAAAAGTATATCATTATTTATTGACAGTATGTAGAGATGAAGAAGAAACAATAAGGTCTATTGTATCTTTTTACAGTTTAGAAGAGGCTATAGAGGGATATGAAATGTATCAAGATGCAGGATTTGCAAAACAACATCAAAAAATATCTTTATATTATCCAAACGGGAAAGTTGATACTAAAATTTTAAGAAGAAACCATGCTGGAGATCCATCTTTTGTTAGGCAAAACTATATAGATACTGTCGAGGCGTTGCATTCAGTTAAAGATAAGTTAGATAAAAAAGATTATGAGGAGTTATGTGTTAAAATTGTAACCTCATTTGCTAAGGATAATTGGAGATTTGACCCAAATAGATTTTTAAAGCAATTAGAAATACAGATGGAGTTATAGGGGATATAAAACCCTATGATATAATAAAATTATGGACAAAACGCAGGCATCGGTAGTAGTTAGAAAACCTTCAATGACACCTTCTGGGTGGTTTGGAAATAGTAAAGAAATGATTGTTGAGTTAGAAAACTTTATGACTCAAGAAGAAATAGATTTCTTAGAAAAGGCTGCTAAGTCTATAACTATATGGGATGTAACAGAAACACATGTTAATGAAAATGGCACAGTTGTATACGATTCTGATTATTGGAAAGATAGGGTTGCAACCTCTCCAACATTAGATAAAAATGATCCTAAAATTGCACCAGTTATTGCTGGATTGTTTCAAAGATTACAACCAATTGTTGAAGAGTTTTATAAGGTAAAAGTTATTCCTACTGGCACAACTATTGTTAGATGGCTTCCAGGACAATTTCAAAATCCTCATGCAGATAAAGAATTACATGAAGGTCCAGATGCTGGACTTCCTAATGATTTTCCAAACTATGATCTTTCAAGCCTATTTTATTTAAACGAAGACTATGAGGGTGGAGAGTTATACTTCCCATTGCAAGGTGTTCAGTTTAAACCAAAAAAGGGTGCAGCATATTTTTTCCCAGGGGATATGAATTATGTTCACGGAGTAACAGAGATTAAGAGTGGTATTCGATACACCTGTCCATTTTTTTGGGAAATTATAGAACATACTGGAGATAGAAAACCATGAATTTAAATAATAAAAAAAGATTAACCAAAGATATTGTAATTTATGAAAATTTTATAGATGAAGATACTTGTGCAAAATTAATAAAAGTTTTAGACAAACATGCAGATGCTGGTAAAATTACTTGGATGCCTATATCTTTTTATGAATCTTACTCATCTGTATTGCCAAAAGATAATGATGAAGATGTTATTAATGAAGGTCTTAGTCCTAATATTTTTTCAGAAATTAAACAAGGAATTATAAATGCAGTTGCAAGTGTTCATGATCTTGATCCAAAAATAATTTGTCAAATTGGATATCATACACAAAAATGGGAGCCAGGGGCTTACGCTAGAATTCATTCTGATAATACAGATGAACATGGAAATTCTGGAGCGTTTACTAGAAGTAGGTATGCAGCATTTTTATATTTAAATGATAATTTTGATGGAGGCCTTTTACAATTTCCAAATCAAGATTTAAATATTCAACCTAGAGTTGGAACGCTTGCCGCATTTGATGGTGGATTTAATAATATGCATGAAGTGACACTTATTACTAATGGTGTTAGATATACCATAGGTTCTTTTTGGGATGACCGTGAAGAAGATGCATATCCACAAGAACTAAGAGATGCCTGGGCAGCAGAAATGAAAGAAACCAGAGCAAAACAAGAAATTGAAAGAGCAGAGTGGCAAGAATTGCTTAAGCAAGGGTGGAAAATAGACGTGTATGGAAATAAGTATAAACCAGAGGAGATATAGGATGATTAATAACCTTAAGCAACAATTAGCAAAAAATAATTATGAATTTGAAGAAATAACAGAAGAGTTATTATTAGTTAAAAACTATCCATTAAAAGAAGAAGTAGATTTTATATGGAGTAAAATTAATGAAGCATCTCAAGCAGATTGGGAAGTGGAATATCTATCAAATTTACCAAGATTTTGTATGGAAAAATTTGGTAGAGATGATGTTGAAAATCTTGTTGCTGAAGGCAAATTTGAAATTACTCAAAACTGGGCTGATAAAAATTTAAACATTTCACATTATAAAGAGTATAAGCCTTTTTATAAAAGACTTAATGACATGGTTGTAGAATCAGACCCAAGTACACATTTAAGCGGTTTTGCTACTATTCAAAGAATGCAGCCTGGAATTGAACTAAAACACCATACAGACCAACATACTGATCCATCAATTAAATACGCTACAATACTATATCTTAATGATGATTACAATAAGGGAGAACTGTTTTTTGAAAATCTTAATTTAGAATTAAGGCCAAAACCAGGAGAACTTTTAATTTTTCCAGGAAATGAAAAATATGAGCATGGAGTAAGACATGTTGGTGAGGGACCAATAAGATATGTTTTGGTTGGCTTTATAAAAGAAGTAGACCACTATGTTAAAAATAAATACTAAAGGAGAATGCCATGGATAAAGAAATACTTGAAGAAAAAGTCTATTATTACACAAATGTAATAGAAGATCCTAAAAAACTTGTTGAAGCAATTGAAAATGATAACAAGAATCCTTGGGGTGAGTGGATGGCTTGTAGTGGACAGGAATATGTGTATGGAACAGATAAAAATATTGTCGAGTCATTAGAAAATGATTATATATATAAAACATTACAAAAAGCATTTGATGATGTAGCAAGAGACTATGCCAAAGCACAAGGAATTACAGATGAGCCAAAATTATTCCCTCAGTATCCAATTAAAAAATATATGCCTGGAACATACATGGGGGCTCACTTTGACCAACAAGAGGGTGACGAAAGACTTAAAGTTTCTTTTGTTATGTACTTAAATGATGATTATGAGGGTGGAGAAATTTCTTTTACAATTGCCTCTCCAGAAGGAGTATTGACTCAGCCTAGCCCAGAGTCAGATTTTGAAGAAGCAAAAAATAATGGAAATTATAGTTTTTATGTAAAGCCAAAGGCAGGAAGTATTATTGTTTTTCCTCCTTCACCACCGTATCACCATACAGCACACTTAGTTAAAAGTGGCGAAAAGATAATGGTTCCTCAACACTGGATTCACTAGGTCAGTATAGGTGAAAACGGCAATAGTAACTGGTGCTAGCAAGGGTGTTGGATATGCAACTGTAAAACTTTTATCTGAAAATGGATATAAAGTTATAGCAGTATCCAGAAACTTATCAAAAATTTCAGAATTAATTTCAGAAAATGTTGAAACTTATAAATTAGATATAACAGATTTTCCAGAAATAGAAAAGTTTTTTGAAACTTACAAAGATATAACTATTGATCTTTTAGTAAATAATGCTGGAGGTGGGGTCAGTCCTACAAAAATAATTAATGAAACTCCAGAAAATTTTAAACGGGCATATGATGTTAATGTAACAGGGCCAATGTATTTATCTCAATTATTTGTGCCATGTTTAAAAAGGTCAGAGTCTGCAACTATTGTGTTTGTAACGTCTTTTGGTGGAAAGATTCCTTATTGGGGAGGGGGAAACTACACCAATGCTAAACGTGGGCAAAGAGGTTTGGTGGACACGATGAGGTTAGAATTTCCTGAATATAATATAAAAATAACTGAAATCTGTCCTGCTACAATCGATACTCAAGAACAAAAAAGAGATGACGCCCTATCTGCAGAAGATTTAGCAAACGCAATTTATTGGGTTGGATCTCTGCCAAAACATGTAAATATAAATCAAATAGAGATGTGTAATATAAATAGTCGTAAGTTTTGATAATGAGTACAACTTTTACTTTATATAAGTACTTAACCCTAAAGTAAACATTTACTTTATTGTTTACGTGTAAATTTTTGTTTTAATGTTGTGATATACTAGGATTACTTTACGATTAGTAAAGCGCTAATAAAATTTTTTAATAGAAAGTTGGAAAAATCAATGTTGGATATCTTTTCTTTTCGTTTGTCAGATGAGTTTGTAAACAAATACTCTACAGTGCCAGCACCTTTTGGATTTACAGACGCAGGCTCTAACTCACTGGGGGAGATCACCTTTATACGAACATACTCCCGTATGAAAGAAGATGGAACAAAAGAAAGATGGCATGAGGTTTGTAAGCGGGTAATTGAAGGAATGTACTCAGTACAAAAAAACCATGCTAAAGATAATCGCCTACCCTGGAATGACAACAAAGCACAAAAATCTGCCCAAGAAGCATTTCAAAGAATGTTTGAATTAAAATGGACACCACCAGGTCGTGGTTTGTGGGCATTTGGAACCCCCATGACTATGGAAAAACGTAATTCTGCTTCCCTTCAAAATTGTGCAATGGTATCTACTCGTGATATTGATCGTAATGATCCAGGAGCCTTGTTTGCTTGGGTAATGGATGCTTTAATGTTAGGTATAGGTGTAGGGTTTGACACTATTGGTCAAGACAAAGAAATGCCTATTTATGCTCCAACAGAACCACAAAATATATGGGATATTCCAGATACTCGTGAAGGATGGGTAGATTCTGTAAGAATGCTTTTAAACTCATACCTGCGACCTAATCAGGCTATACAGAAGTTTAACTATGACCTTATCCGTCCTCTAGGTGCCCCCATAAAAGGCTTTGGAGGGGTTGCTAGCGGTCCAGCACCACTTATTGCACTACATAACAAGATAGACGCAGTAATTGGTGGTAGAGTAGAAGAAAAACTTGATTCCAGAGCAATTGTAGATATTATTAATCTTATTGGTACATGTGTTGTGTCTGGAAATGTTCGTCGTTCTGCTACCTTGGCTTTAGGATTACCAGAAGATAAGGATTTTATTAATTTAAAAAATGCAGAGGTTTTTCCAGATAGAAACTCATTTGATTCAAAAAATCCAGGATGGGCATGGATGTCTAATAATTCTATTGCTGCAGAGGTTGGAACAAAATATGAAAACTATGTTGATTTAATTGCAGATAATGGTGAGCCAGGATTTATTTGGCTAGATGTTGCTAGGGATTATGGAAGACTAGCAGATGCTCCAGATTATAAAGATTCTAGAGTTATGGGATTTAATCCATGTGCTGAGCAACCACTAGAGTCTTACGAGTTATGCACTCTTGTAGAAGTTCATTTAAACCGTCATGAAGATAAAGAAGATTTTCTTCGTACATTAAAGTTTGCATATTTATATGGCAAGACTGTTACGTTAATGCCAACACATTGGCAAACTACAAACGGAATTATGCAACGTAATCGTCGTATCGGAACATCTCTAACTGGTATTGCTTCATTTGCAGACACAAAAGGTATGCCAGTAATTCGTGAGTGGATGGACGAAGGGTATAAAAAGATTCGTGCATACGATCACTCATATTCAGAATGGTTATGTGTACGTGAATCAATTCGTGTAACTACCGTTAAACCTTCTGGCTCTGTATCATTACTTTCTGGTGCAACTCCTGGAGTTCATTGGGGTCCTGGAGGAGCATTTTATCTTCGTGCTATTAGGTTTGGTAATACAGACCCAATGCTTCATTTATTTAAAGCGGCAGGGTATAAAATTGAAGCAGACCTAGTATCTGCAAACACTTCAGTGGTATATTTCCCAGTAGCATCTGGACATCCAAGATCTGAAAAAGATGTAAGTCTTTTTGAAAAGATTGGTTTGGCAGCAACTGCTCAAAAGTATTGGTCTGACAATGGCGTATCTGTAACTCTTTCATTTGATAAAGAATTAGAGTCTAAACATATTGCTCCAGCACTCCATATGTATGAGGGTCAATTAAAAGCAGTATCATTTTTACCAATGGGCAACAAGACATATCCTCAACAGCCATATACTCAAATAACAAAAGAAGAATATAATGCCTATGTTGGAACAATTGGCAAAATTGATTGGTCTGCTATTTATGATGGCAAGGACAATCTTGATGCTGAGTCTGAGAAATACTGTTCAACAGACGCATGCGAGATTAAGTTATATTAGTTCTCATCCTGCTATAATAAGGGGATAGGAGAAATATGTCTACCCCATCAAATTTGTATGCAGAAAAAATATTTGCAGAACACCCATTAGCACTATGGGCACTAGATGGCGCAATTGACTATATTAATTTAATAGATTCAGATTATCAAGACATAGAGGATTCTTGGACGGTAACTGGTGGAACTCCTTCTATAGAGTTATCAGATGTTAACGCTCCATTTCCTACAGTAGAAGTAAATAAATTATTAGGTAGCGTCCCACCTTCTGGCACAGGGGATATTGTTTGTATTAGTCCAGATTTGATAAATTTTTCAGATTTAAATAATAGTATGGGTACTTTTTGCATAGGCGCCCACGTATATATTGATAGCCAATATATAGACTCTATTTCCATTGGATTTGAATATACAGACACAACAACTGCATCTATAGTTCAAAAATTAAAAACATACCCAATAACATCTACAAGTAAGTGGATTTTTGTTTCTCAAACATCTGAAATTGTTAACGAAAATACAGGGCTAAGATCAGTTATAAAAATTACATCTACTGTTGGCGGATCAGTTTCAACAGATTATTTATATTATATAAATGGAGTCACAGTTGGTCAATGGTCTGAAGAGTTTAATCATTCATCCCTTGGCCTTACACCAATATCAATGCCAGCAACAATTGCATTAGACTCAACACAGGTTGTGTCTTCTCCAGCATACGGATTGTCTGGAGACGCTGCTTATTGTGTTGTTGCAGACAAAAGATTGCTTGCAAAAAATACTAGCATCCCTCTTGTATACGGAGCATCAAATGTTACAACACTTAGTCCAAATCCAAATGGAGAGCCTTCTTTAATTATTCCAGGTAAAGGGTTTTTAAACAAAGTCGGTCAACATAAAGAATATACTGTTGAGTTTTGGTTAAGAATAAATTCCGACTCCGTAACATCTAAAAAAATCTTTGGCCCAATAGCATCAAATGACGGCCTATATGCAGACAATGGATTTTTAACTTTGGTAATTGGTAATGACTTTGTTTCTCACTATGTTGGTGAATGGTTCAGACCAATGCTTATTCAAATAAGATTAATTAGAAATGCTACTACCTTGGTTCTTAATGGAGAAGAAGTTGCTTCTTTAACTATAGAAACAGATAATTTAGTTTTACCAGAAGAGTATGATGAGTCAGACAAAAGTCAAGATTGGCTAGGGTTTTATTCTTATTCAGATATTAATCCAATAGATGTTGACTGTGTCGCTATATATTCGTATCAGGTTCCTATAAATGTTGCAAAAAGAAGGTGGGTCTATGGTCAAGGCGTAATATCTCCAGAAGGCATAAACTCAGCATATGGAGGCACTGCAGCGTTTATTGATTATTCTTTTGCAGACTATACCGCCAACTACTCTTACCCAGACTTTGCTGAATGGCAACAAGGATCTTTTGACAATCTAGCAACAACCTCTAAAGTATTAAGAACACCAGAATATGTTTTACCAGAAATATATCTATCAGACAAAACTTTAACAGAATTATATCAAGACAATAAGTCAATTCAAAATAGCGTTTCTGGGCCAATTGATGATGAAACCTTTATAACTTTTCGACCAAATAATTCTTGGAATGCAAAAGCATGTTATTTTAATTTTACAAGTTTTAATATTTTAAATACTCAGATTGCTACTTTTTATGGAGTGTTTAGCAATCATAATCTTGATTCAACTCAAACACTATTTAAAGTATATAATTCAATTAATAGCAACTATTTTGTAATCCAACAAGACGAAGACGTAGTTTCTTACATTTTAAATTATAATGGAGTAAATGAGACCGTATATACTTCAGAAACAATTGAGGAGCATCAACTTTTTTCCGTAGGTATTAATATAAGTTCTTTAGTAGACACGTACGGAGGAAACCTTGCTACATTTTTTGGAAATAGAAATTCTTTAAAATTATATGTTGGTGGAGATGGTTCTCTGTCTGGAACATTTTTAGGAAGAATATATTCTGTTGGTTTTTCAACATTAAAAAATTCATTGTCGATATCTGATTATTTTAATAGCGACGGTATTGCAACATTTGACGACTTATCAATTAGCGGAGTAACAGAAGAAGAAAATGCAATTGCTTTAGTTGAACATTTAGCAAGTTACACCCTTTTGCCATTAGAGTCCTACGGGGCTTACTTTTTAGATATTGGTGTTTCTGGATCCTGGCAAGACTATCTTCCACTATCTTATTTTGGTCAATACGTAACTAACGATGCTGGCAATCAATTTTATGATTTAGACTTTTTACAATTTAACCTTAGCGCTCCATCCCCCACAACTTTAGCGGAAGAAGAAGTAATTTCTTCATGGACCTATGAAGATTTATATCAAAATTATTTTCAACCAGTTCAAAGAACATACTATGATTTTGATAATCAGTTATTAACTGGTTGGAATAACTATGAAGATGTAGAGCAAAGGTCTACAAAAACATACACCTACGACACCACCAACTCTGTAATTAAAAGTTATGTAACTTTGCAATATGTGCAAGATGGGGCAAATCTACTTGATAGTAACTTTACAACAATTGAACCAGTCTACCGTGATTCAATTATAGACATTGATGAGTATCCAGATTGGGAAACTACAAAATTTGAGGTTGTTAATAATGCACTTATCTATCCAACAAAGACGGTAGATTTTAATGAGTTGGCAATTGTTTATCATTTAGAGTTTAATGTTCGTGGAATATTAAATAAGCCAGTTTTATTAAGCAAGTTAGAGATTGCTTCTCAAGCGTTTAATGATAACTCATTTAACCCTGTTGGCACTAGGTTTGGTATTGATTTATTTCCATATAAACGTTCAGGAATTTACTTTGACTATAAGTCTAAAAATCCATTTACAATTTATAAAGGAAGCACTCCATATCTATATTTAACAAAAGATTCTGGAATTCAGGTACGTGGAGAGGTACTATCCTTGGAGAGCCGTGGAATTTCTTTACCTATAAATCAAACCCTGTCCTCAGAATATTTAATAAGTGCTATTCAGATGTGGCTTCGATACTCTGAAACAGAATTTCCTCCAGTTCCTACAGAACTATTTGAAATTATTTATAAAGAAGATACAATAAAATTTTATATAGTAGCAGATAGCGACACTGGTTTAAGGGCAAGAATTTTTGCAAAAAGCCTTTTAAATAATCAGGTGGTTGATAATATAGTTTATTATTGGAACGGTTCTATAGTTAGAGAGCCAGTTCTAACATCCAAGGAATGGGGCGTTTTAGGTATATCTTTTGCCTCTGCCCTTAACTTTGACGAATTCTTAGGATCAATAAATATTAATGGTCCAGTATTATTTAATAATGTTTCTTACTATCAAGCAAACAATTTACAACAAGTTCAAAAAACAATAACAAGACCTTGGATAAAGGCTAAAACAGACGGTATAACAAATTTTACGTGGGACTACTACTTTAATAATGACTTTACATGGAACAGGGTATTAGTAATAGGATCAACAGACTTATATGGTGTAAACCCATCAGAAGTGTATAAAACCTATCTTGGAACAAATAAAATCATATTTGACGATAACAATGGCTTAAGCCTAGACTCAGATAAAATGAAAATATATCAAGATGTCAGTTGGTCAATAAATACCGCTTCAGCACTCTAATATGGTATACTGATGGTTATGGATAATGAGATTCTTAAAAAAGTTGGCAATGTACGGCGCAAAGTAATAGAAAAAGATTATAACTGGGGCCTGTATGTGTACAAAAAATCTAGCGGTGCCTGGTTTACTGACGGCAATGGAAGCATATTAAACATTCCAGCAGAGCGTGGAGACATTTCTAAGATTGCAGAATTAAGAAAAGTTGCTTTACATTACGGTGATGATGGAGAAGGAAAGGCAGTTTTTGTGCCTGGATTAACAAGAATTAGCGAGGAAGAACATTCTGAACAATTAGACAGAATGAAAAGTGGTTTAATTCCTTCCATGAATGATCATGGTGCTTGGGTAGCAGCACGACAAACCTATGATAAGTATGGTAATGATGAGTGAAGAATACGTAAGAGTTGGTTTAAATACCCAACCAGAACAAGAAAACGCTTTTACACAACAAGATCCATTTAATAAGTCTTGGGATCAACTTAAAGATTTTGGTGGACTAGATCAAAACTTCCGCAGAAAAACTGCAAGGAACGTAACTAAAGCAATGAATTTTGCAACAAATCAATATCTTGATTCTGCTAACGCAACACCATCTGGTGTAGATGCTGGATCAAAAGCAATTAATCCTGGCACGGTATACAGAAATGGATATGGACTATTTGACGTAATTACTCCTCCATATAACATGTATGAGTTAGCGAACTTTTATGACACATCATTTGCTAATCATGCTGCTATTGATGCTAAGGTAGAAAATGTAGTTGGTCTTGGCTACCGCTTTGACATTGCAGATAGAACAATGCTAAGGTTTGAAATGAACGAGGATCAAGCAGCAGTTGATCGTGCTCGTAATCGTATTGAAAGAATGAAACTTGAATTAAAAGACTGGTTAGAGAATCTTAACGATGATGATTCTTTTACAAAAACAATGGAAAAGTTTTACACAGATGTCCAGGCTACTGGCAATGGGTTTCTTGAAGTAGGTAGAACTGTTACGGGGGAGATTGGCTATCTTGGTCACATCCCAGCAACTACAGTTCGTGTGCGTAGATTACATGATGGCTTTGTCCAGATCATTGGTAATTCTGTAGTTTACTTTAGAAATTTTGGGGCAAAAAATAAAAACCCGATGACTGCAGATCCACGTCCAAATGAAATTATTCATTATAAAGAATATTCTCCATTAAATACATTTTATGGTATTCCAGATATTATAGCCGCAATGCCGTCTTTAATTGGAGATCAACTTGCCTCACAATACAACATTGATTACTTTGAAAATAAGGCTGTTCCAAGATATATCGTAACCTTAAAAGGTGCCAAATTGTCATCTGACGGTGAAGACAAAATGTTTAGATTTTTGCAGACTGGACTTAAGTCTCAGTCACACAGAACCCTTTACATTCCGCTTCCTGGAGATACAGAAAATAATAAAGTTGAGTTTAAAATGGAACCTATTGAAAATGGTATTCAAGAAGGATCATTTAAAGAGTATCGTAAACAAAATAGAGATGATATTCTTATTGCTCATCAAGTGCCTATCTCTAAACTTGGAGGTGCAGACTCAGGTATTGCTGCTGCCCTTTCACAAGATCGTACTTTTAAAGAACAAGTTTCCCGCCCAGCACAAAAACATCTTGAAAAAGTTGTTAACAAAGTTATTAAAGAAAAGACTGATATTCTAGAACTTAAGTTTAATGAGTTAACCCTGACCGATGAAATTGCTCAATCTCAAATCATTGAGCGGTATGTAAAGACACAGGTTATGACTCCAAACGAGGCTCGTGAAAAGTTAGATCTTCCACAAAGAGCCGATGGCGATGAGCCATTTGTAATGTCTGCAAGACAAACAACTGACTCAAGGGCAAACCTGGCAGGAAATCGTCAAAGAGATGCAGAACGAACAAATAACAACTCTGACTCCACAACAACCATTGCTGGTCGTAATGCACAGGGTGAGGGTAGATCATCTCAATAAATGAGATAGTCGTAAAATAGTTTGGTATAATGGATAACGATATGTTAATAAATAAAGCACATTGGGAAACTAATGGCGACAGCGTTCGTCTATCAATGCCTATTGGCAAAGTAGATGTTGAGCGCCGAATAGTATCTGGCTTTGCAACTCTTGATAATGTTGATAAGCAAGGCGACATTGTAACAACCGAATCCAGCGTTGAAGCATTTAAAAATTTCAGGGGCAACTTAAGAGAAATGCACCAACCATCTGCAGTAGGAAAGATAGTGTCATTTAAAGAAGATCGCTACTTTGATCCATCAGTAAAAAAGTTTTATAGCGGAGTTTATGTATCTGCTTATGTTTCAAAAGGTGCACAAGATGCATGGGAAAAAGTATTAGATGGAACCTATAAAGGTTTCTCAATTGGCGGTAATATTAAAAATTGGGATGATGCATATAACGATGATTTAAAGAAAAGTATTAGAATTATTAAAGAATATGATCTATATGAGTTGTCATTGGTTGATAATCCAGCAAATCAATTTGCAAACATTGTGTCCATTGAAAAGGTTAATGGTCAAAATGTAATTAGTGGATATCTTTCAAAGGCAGAAATTGAAAATGTATTTTGGGATTCTGAAGCAGGTATTGTAATGGTTTCAGAGTCTGATAGCGAAACAAGCCCTACATCTGGGAAGCCAATGCAAAACATTGGGTTTATTGAAAAGGGCGATAAGAATAACACAGAAACAATAAAGTTCTTAGTTGATAGTGCTAAAGGCATTAGTACAATTAAGATTACAAAGGAGGTTAGTCCTATGACTGAAACAACAGATGCAGTAATTGAAACTGCAGTTGAAGAAGTAA